TATCCTTTTCTCTTAATACATTTTTAGAATATACATTTTTAGCCCATTGATATGCTTCTCCACTTTTAAATCTTTTTACTACTTCTTCTTCGCTTAATTCTATGTTTCTGTTTATCATAATTAATATTCCTTCTTTCTTTTATTATTTTTTTATTAAACTAATCTAAATCCTAATAATTTGTGTCCATTGTCATAAATCCAACCAAGGCTATAAAAAGCAGAACCAGTAGTTCCTTTTGCTAATTCTCCATTTACAACAGTTAATAAAGAACCTTCAACCACATCAGCATCAACTAATGCAGAAGCAAATAATTCTGTTGCATATCTTTCTCCTTTTTGAATTGTTTCAACTCCAGCGTATGCACCTGTTAAAACAAGATCTTGAGAAGTAGAATAATCTGAAACTGGCATACCCATTGCTACATCTACATCAACAACTACATCTCTTGTTAAAATTCCTACAACATTTGCGTCTGCAACTGCTTTTATCAATGTTGTGATTTTATTAGTGGTATCATAACTCTCGTTTACGAATGTCCCCCTTTTCATATCAACCTTTACTGTGTTTTGAGCATTAAATACTTTTCCTGAGTTTACTTGTAATCTTCTATACATATTAATATTCCTTCTTTCTTTTATTATTTTAATTTATTATTTAATTAATTTAAATTAATTATCTTTTAATATTTCTTCTAGCATAATTTAATAATGCAGAACTTGAATTTTCATACTTATAGTTTGTATTTGCGTTTAAATCAGTAGAAACTTCTACTTCTTTTTCACTTGTTTCAACTTCTGCTTTTTCTTCTTTAGTAGTTATTTCTACTTTTGAAGCTTGTTCAACAACTCTTTCAGCTATTAGACATTTAATTTGTTTTTCGTCTAAATTTGAAATTGCTTCTTTAATTGCTTCTGAATTCTCAATATCTTCTTCTGTAAAATATTTACTAGATAAAGCCATTTTCTTTAAGTTTTCTTTTTTTTCTGCAATTTCGGCTTCTAATTTCTTTGCATCAGCTTCAGCCTTTTCAATTCTAAGTGGTTCTAATTCAGCTATAGCCTTTTCTTTTTCTGCAATAGTTTCTTGTTGACTTGTAATTGTCTCACCAAGTTTCACAATTTCATCTATTTTTGTAGAAAGTTCCTCGTTCTTAGTTGATAATTCATCATTAACACCATTTAATTGTGCTTGAATTTCTTGAATTTGTTCATCAATTTGAACTGATGGAACAAAAGTCATTTTAACTGGTGTTTGGCTTGTAATAGATATACTTTCATCTGAATTAACAGTGTAAGCATATTCTATAAAGTCATCTTCGCTCTCTGCATTCCAATCATACCCTACTGCTCTAAATTCATACGGATATACTCTTGATATGCAAATCCATTTGTTTGTGTCTATTGAATTAATAGCAACTCTTAATTTATCATATAAATCATTTGTTGTTATAGATGACACTTCTGTTTTGTTTTTATTTTCTGCCATATCGACAATTCCTCCTTTTTCTTCTATGTTTTCGTTTAATTTATTTTCAACTGATTTTTCATCAGACTGAATGCTTGTTTCTATGTTTTCTTGGTTCTCTGATATTTGTTCAAAACTATTGATTTCACTTAAATCGTTTATAAATGCTTCTGCAAATTCGTCTTCTTGTTGTGTTTCTTCGGCAACTTCTAACATACCACTACAATCATATGCAGGACTTGTATATTTAGAAAGCAACGCATGTCCTATAAAAATACCATCGTTAATAACTTTAACTTGTTTTCCACCTATTGCATTTATATTACTATTTACAATTGATATTTCCCAAGATGTATTTAATGGTTCATCACTATCAAATCTATCTTGTATTATTTTGCAACAATTTTCAAACCTACGCCAAACTCTACAATTAGCTGTAATATATTCTACCTCATCAATAGTTTCAATTTGAACAGTATCAAATACTCCAAAGGCATCAGTTCCAAACTTTAATTTTTCTTGAAGTTGTCCATTAATTAACTCATAAACTTTTTTTGCTTGATGTGAAGTAAAATCCAACTCATCATCCTTATTTGGTTTTATTAATCCAACTAGTGGCTTCATTACTAAAGTATTTAACCAATTTTCTATAGTATCTCTATTTAACATTACATTATTTCTATTGGGATCAAAATTACATATAATGAATTTTACATTCATATATGAATCATCTTGAGATTCTGATATTTCTATTTTGTTATTACTATATAAAATTATTTTATCTTCGTCCAATCTATATCACCACCTTTCAAATCATACTTTTAATGCTTCTTTTCGTGATTGATCTGATTCTTGCTTATCTATATTTTCATTTTTTTTACTATTATTCTTATTGGTATTAGAATCTAGATTATTATGTGTTACCGTGTCTCCGTCTTTTCCCGATGTTGTGAAAGATGTTATATGAGGACTCATAATATCATCAGTAGTCATTTCTACGCCATCTATTGTTACTTTATTTTCTTTTACACGTTTATTAATTTCAATTTCAGGATTTAATCCTAGCATTGTCAAAATAGTATCGTAGCTTAATCCAATTTTTGAGTACATAGTTTCTACTAACCTTAATAATGTTTCTAAATCCAGCAACTTAGTAGATTCAATAGTTATAGTAGGTGAATATTCCAAAGGAAAACCATTTTCTTCACATACCAACTGATAGTATTTATTAAGGATTGGTTCTAAACTCTTAGTTATTCTATTAACCATTTTTAATAGTTCGTCATAGTTTATTTTAGTAGTTGTTATAGATTTAGAACCTTCTGAACTAATAAATGATATTCCTAATGCTTCTAATATTCTTAACTTATAACCTGATTTAGTTTTTTCATCAGTCAACTCAGTTTTAGGTTCAATCAATTTTAAATCTTGTACTTGTGGGTCAGCAGTATATATAATAGTATCTTTTGACATAGCTTCAAGTAAACTCACATGTGCATGACCTATCATATTAATGGCATTTGGCTTTTCCATTAATTCTTTTTCAGTTAATTGCAAATAAATCTTTTTAGTCTTTTGAATTAATACTTTTTGGTCACTTTTATCAACCGTTTCCAACATTAATTGAGGTTGTAGTGCTTTAAATATAGGTGTTAATCCATATAGCCCTTTTAAATTATTTATCCTATTTAATCCTATTTTTTGTGGATTTAATAAAGCATATTGGTCTTTCCCTTTATAAGCGTCATATATTTCAGTAGGATAACATTTTTTAACTTCGTCTTCTATTGTTTTTTCAATATCAATAAGTTTATTTGTTTTTAATCTTCCATATTTTGTTCTACTCTCTTGTAACCTTGATGATAATTCAGTAACATTAAAAGACACTACTGGGTCGTCATCAATTCTCATTGGTGTGATTTCAGTAATATCCATTGGATAATTTACTATAGAATAACCATTTTCACTATCACCCATTAAATAGAATATAAAATTACCTTCTGTATATGTAATAACTGCATTATCGGCTATTAACTTAGGTATATTAATTTGTTTATTAAACTTTTCTATTACTACTTTTAATTCGTCTTCCATTTTTTGTTCTTTTTTTAGTTTAGTACCTTTTTTACTGCTAGGAGATGGATAATCAATTTTGTAATTTATGTTTATATTATTTTCTATAGTTTCAACCACTCTACCAATTAAATCTTCTTTGTTTATGTAATATTTAACTATTCCGTTTATTTTCTTTATTTTATCTATACTAGTTTGAGTGTTCTGTGCTAATGAGGATAATTCGTCCATAGTTGTAACATAAGATGATGTATTTTTATCTAATACAGTACTATAAATATTACTTAATCTTTGTGCATCATATGTAGCTTGTTGTATGTAGTTTGGATCAAAATAATCTTTAGTAGTAGATGTTTCTATATCTGATAAGATGTAATTCCCACCGATATTAGACACTTGTTTTGTTTCGCCTTCTGATAGAACTGGTATAGTTAAATCTATCTTTTGTAGTTGAGGGATTGGGATTTCTGTAGATTGTTTTTTTGTCAATCGGATTCCTCCTTTCTTGCTTTAATTATATAGAATTGAAATTTACTGATGAAACAAATGTTGGTGCTGTTGACCAATCAACTTGTGGTGCTTGCTTATTAACTATTCCGTCACGTCTAAGGTTTTTTAAATGCCAAGCTAACATTACCATTGTGTAAGCTCTATCATCATGCATTTTACTCTTTTTATCAGGAGGCAGTTCATATTTATAATTTATATCATCACCTTGTCTTCTTATTGCAATTAATTCTTCTTTTGCGTTATCAATTTGCTTTAATGCCAATTCTTCGTCCCAAGATAGATTGTATTGTTTATAATCTATTGATTTTACCTTTTTCTTTTCATTCGTATCCTCATCAATTTCTTCAATCTCTTTTCCTTCCTGTGGTAGACTTAAGTACCCTTTCATATCATAATTATCTGTAAATTCAATTAGTCCTAAATTTAATAATTCTACAAAATCATCATACATTTCTGTTTTATATTTTTTAGGTGATACTAATTTTAATTTTCCTACTGCATTCGGATAAGAATTTACATGTTCAGCACAGGCTTCTTTATCAATTAATCCCCTATGTTTATTTCCTTGTTCATCTTCCCAGTCGTCCATAAAATAATCTGCGATTATCGGACCACCACCTCCTGAACCAGCATCAACTAGTAAACAATCTATATTCTCATAATCAGCCTTGCCTTTTCCGTTATAATTTATTAGCATTTGTTTTATCTCTTTAATTTGTTCTGGCGTTCTCATTGGAGTTTTTTTCTTTTTCCCTAAATCCACAAGACTTACACAGTTTTGAATTATTAATTTCCATCCAACTTGTTCATCATATATATATTCTCCTACTGATGTCGCTGAATTATCATAATCATGTGCTGGATCATATGAAATTGCAATGTGTCTTTTTATATTTCCTTCATTAATTAATAATGGTTTTCTAACTGATGAATTTTTCATAATTACTGCACGTTTTATAGGTTGTTTATTTCCACCATCAGCATCAAAACGATTAAAATATTCTCGATTTGCTTTCTCTGAGTTTGACCTTATTTCATCATCAACTTTAGATTGTGATAACAATGGTATATTTAATTTTTTACCTTTTAATGTAGCTCCTATTATAACCTCACAATTTAAGTCAGCTACAAAATGGTCTTTACTTCCTGCAAACATTAACTTTGCCCACTCTTTATATAATGTATAAAATGCAGAATCCGTACTACTAGCAGATGAACAAAACAATAATTGATTAGGAATATTCATCGGTATAGTTTCGGTGTTTATACCACCACCTAACTTAAACGACGAATCCTGTGTACAAAATGATTTTGTAACTGAAATATAGTTTTCACTTATGAAACCACTTTCATCATACAAATTTAAATTTGATCTTTTCCCTCTAATATTATCTTCTTCCCCAGAAACAGTAGTAACTTGACTGTTGTTAAATAGCTTACATCTAAATCCTTGAGGAGAGTGAACAAATCCATCATGGTTAGCACTTGCAGAAACTTCTCCTAAAAATATATCTGTTAATCCACAAAAAGATTCTATTTGTTTTTTTGCTATTGACTCCATTTTAAGTTGTCAAAGAAAGGTATCTTGGCTTTGACTTGCGGTTAATGAAAGTATAAAGCTTTGAAAGTTTGGAAATAACATCATTTTTGTCATTATAAATGGAGAACTTAAAGTTGATTTACTCAGCCTCCATTACGAGACATCAACCATAATGCAAATTGTTTGCTCCATGATTCTTGAAATGTATATTTTTGATAATCCATAAGTTCAAGTCCCAACACTAATTCTGCGAACTTTACAGGATTTCTTCTTCCCCATACAAGTATTTCATTGTATTTTAAATAACCTTCTAACTTTTTTTGAGTCAAATTACCTTTATTTATAATTGTGATACCCATAATGAATTTAATTCACCTCCTTCTTATATCAATAAAGTTTGCTTAAACGCAACAAAAGACATGTTACCATGCCTTCAGTTATTGAAACATATTTTTTTATTTAAATGCCTATTCACTATTATTATTATTATTATCATTTAATAACAATCTTAATTTATCTCTACTAATACCCACTAATTTTGAAGCTTCGCTTATTCACTTATAACACTATTCAATATTTTTTGTTTTTCAATTTCTTTTTTATTTTTAATAACCTTATCAATATGCTCCATAGTGTCAATAGGTACTATTTCCTCAACCATATTATTAAAACTTATTTGGTCTTCTTTATAATTCTGCTTTTGAATAGAGTCTTGTCCATCCTTTATGTCTCCGTAGTCCAAAACATCATAATAATCTGTTTCTAAAACATCTTGTTTATAATCTACATCATTGAAAGAGCAAATCGCCTTTAATTTTCTATTTTCTTCTCTTAATTTACTGTATTCTTGTTCATAAAAATTTATTTTTTCGTTTTGGAATTTTACCATATCTATTAAATCATCATCGCCAAAATTAAGATTTTCTACAATTGCTTTTGCGGATAATCTTGCTGTTTGTAACATACCATTAGAAGTCTGAATATCAAATAAATTAACTTGTGCTTCTTTTAAATCTATTTCTTTTAACTTTTTAACCATGCCCGTTAATGTATTTGCACCGATTGTTTTATGACCACTATATAAATCACTAATCTTATTGTCTTTCGCTAAAGCCAATAAACTTTTATTTAGTTTTTCTTTAGTGTCGGTTAAGCTTTTAATAGTTCCAATATTGTCTTTTATACTTTTTATATCAGAACTTAAATTTGTTATAACATCATTTATTTTATTTTCTTGATTTTGACCTTTTATAATACTTATTATTGCACTATTTTTAAGCTCATCATTTTGACTATCTTCATCTAGCATATTTATCAACTTGGCATACATTTTTGATTTATCTTCTTCTATTTCATTCTGAAAAGGATCATATCCGATTATTCTAATAATATCTTCTTTATTTTGTTTATCTCTTACTCGTTGTTCAATTTCTTCGTCAGTAAACTCTTTAGGCTTAGATATAATTAAGCTATTTTCTTTTTCTTTGGTAGTATCATCCTCAACAATACTCATTCCTAAATCAATTTTATCTCCATGTTCAAAAGCATAACCTTTATAATTTTTAAGAGAATTTATTGTTTTTATGTATTTTTTCCATACTTCTAATCCATTTTGTACTATAGTGAAATCTTTATTCCATCCTGCTTCTGTTAATGAACTATTGTATATTCCTTCGAGATATACAAAATCCAATAACTCACATATTTTATATATTGATATTTTTATATCATTAGTTTCTTCTAAAAGTGATACATAAAAATTAGTTAAACAATCTTTACATAAAGATACTCTTCCAGTATAAGTATGTAATTTTGAACTCGATGTGTAAAAATTATTTGTATTACTAAGTATTGTTCCACACTTAGTACATCTAGTTTTCCCTTTCATCTGCTCATCTAAATCTTTTGTCTTAAAATCTGCCATTATATTTTCACCTACTTAATTTTTTACATAATAAAAAGTCACCAAAATTAATTAGCAACTTCTAATTTTTTTAATATTTTATTACTTCTATATTGTTCTTCTAACTGTTCGTCAAATGCTCCTTCAAAAAATCTAATTAAGAACTCATCAAACTGACTATGTGTATTTCTTCCATATCCATAATTTTGATGAAATATTTTATGATATTCTTCTTTCATACATTTCCCTAATGGATACCTGTAATGAATTTCTGTACATTTACATATAATTTGTTTTATTTCCATATCTGTATAATTACTTATAGTTTCATATATAGGTAATTTTAATTCTTCTAAAGTATCTCTAACTATATTATCAAAACTATATAAGTGATGAATATGATCAAACCTTTCCCCTGTAATAATACATTTGAAATTGCATTCTTTCATACTATCTAATTTCCATTGGTTAATATTTCTTCTTAATTCATTTTCTATATTACTAATTCCACCTTTATAATTAGGATTTAAACTACCAAATCTTGCAGAACCAAACATTGGATTATTTTCGCCTTTTGATTTTCCATTTTTAAGTCGAGTCTCACTTATTTTATTTCTCCATTCCTCAGTTTGTGCGTCATTTGTTGCTCTTAATTTACTTTCATCACTTTTATGTAAATTTAAACTATGAGCTTTATCCATAATTTGATTAATTGTTAAATGTGGGAAAAATTCATTCTTCATTTCATTATTGGTCATATCTGAATAATTATTTTGAATAATTATTACTTCTTCATCTTTCCATATGTATGAATCAGATATTGCATAGTTCTCACCTTTACATTTTTTGCATACGTTTCTAAAACCATCACTACAAGTATTATCTTTTGGAAAATATAAAAATTCTAATGGTAAATATTCATTACAGCACTTGCATAATTTGTATCTTTTGCCTTTAATGTCTTTATATTTTATTTTGTCATAATCTTCTACTACATTATTTATTTTATATAATCCTAGTTTTTTACTCATATGTAATACAGATTTTTCAGTACGATTAACGCTAAGCAATGGAATTATCTCTTTGATTATTAATTTATTATAATTAGCTATAATAATATCTTTATCCCTTTGACTCCATGTATCTTTCTCATTAGAACAATTTAAACACTTAGACAAATATCCATCTTTAGCTTTAGCATATAATCCAAATTCTGATACCTCTTTTTTAATATTACAACATTTGCAAACTTTATATCCATCTTTAGCATAGAACTTTTCTCTATATTTAATTTCTTGTTCTGTTTTTGCTTTATTCCTACAAGCTTTACATGTATTTTCAAAACTTCCATTTTTGTTTTTATAAAAATTTTCCTCGTTTAATTCTTTTTCTTGTCCACATTTTTTACATTTTCTTATTTCCATAATCAAATTCCTCCTAAATTGCTAATATCACATAGCTCATTATTTTATAATTTATTTCTATAAATAACTTTTAACTTTTTCATCATCAATTTTTACTAAACCAAATAACTTCAAACTATCTAAATCTAGTTCTTTCCCTGAAGCATAATATTCTGGATTTATGTAAATAGCTTTTTTATGACCATATTGAACTCTTTTTAACATATTTTTATCTTCCAAAGATTTTAAAGCAGTAATTATACTTCTTTCAGTTAATCCTATAATTGGTTCTAGTTCTTTAATAGTAGGAATATGATCATTAATTACAATACAATTAGTAGGATACTGAATGAAATCTCTCATTATATAAAATACTAGCTTTTCATTTGTATTTAATTTCATATTCATCACTCCCTCAATTTTATTCCTATAAACTATATTGAACTCACCGTTATCAAAATTCTCCCTTGCTTTACCACTCTTTTTCCTTTTAACTTTCTTCTTAGTTAAACTTTGTTCATTCTCTATGCCAAATTCAGTATTAGACACATAATTAGCAGTAGCAAACATTTCTGTTTTATACTTTTCTAATTTAGTTTGTATTATTTTGTCATGCTCTGATTTTGTTATAAATTCACCAGTTTCAGACTGAATAAAACTACCACCTTGTATTTCTAAAAATTTACTATCTTCTTCAATTATAAAATATCTTATTAATTCACCTATATTATTGTTTTGCATCTTCATAATGCCTCCTTAAATTTATTTTTACGCACAACAAAAGACTGAATATCACAACAGTTAATACTGCATGTAGTTCAGTCTTTCATACTTAATACTCATATTTAATTTATTTAACATTAGTTGTATCAGCACTTTACAAACTTACTCTTCTTTGTTCTTCATATTATTTTGAGTTCTAATAGCGTCAGCTATTACCCTTTTTATCTGTAATAATTTGTTGATATAATCTTGTAGACATATATTAGTTTTATTTTTAAAATCTTGTTCCAATTTAATCAAATCTTCTTTATAGCCTTCAATATAAAAAAATACTTTGTAATCACTTTTATATCTTTTATTTTCTTTCACCTCAATATTATTATATGTATAACCATTAAGAAGTAAGTAAGCTACCATTTCAGATTGACTATATTTGTAATTAACTTTTTCCATATTCAAATTCCTCCTATATAATTTATTTTAGGTATTCTACAAGATAATTTTACCATATAGAATACTAATTTACAATACTTTATTACATTAATTTATTATTTCTAGCTATCCACCTAATAGGCAAATATCATAAAAACAATAAGCATTATACGTTAAAAATAGACTAGACAACAACTCATCTAGACAACAACTCATCTAGACACCTTAAAACCATATTAAATTAATTATATGTTGTAAGTAATCTTTGATTACGCCACAACAAATCATGCTTTAGCATGACAACCCCGTAGAGTATAATAATCTATTAATTACCTTGCTTCATATCTTGTAATACTTTAATTTGCTTTAATATATTTTCCCTTGATAACGTTGTATTTTTATTCTTAGGTGTTTCAGCGTATTCAATCATTAATTCTTCTATTTGAGTATCACAAAAACTACTACGAGTAATTTTAGACTGTCTACTATCTATATATTCAATATTATCATTAGTAATCATGCAATATATTTGTTTAACGTCCATAGGTTTTAATATACTATCAATATATTCTTTATTTAAATAACATTCGTCAAAGAAAGCAATTTCAATATTTCTACACGCTTTAAATTGAGTATTAGGATTAATATAAAACACTTCTAATTTGTTACCATCATTAAATTCTATAGAATCCCTTTCTCTAGATGATTTATATAATTTTATAGAATTACTTTCTTTATATGTGTATTCTTTAAAATAATCTTGTAGTATTCTACTTGAAAATGGTGAAATATATAAATACTTCCCGTTCTTATTCTCTATGATCTTCCTAAACACAGAATAAGTTTTTCCTTCTCCTCGTTCCCAATTACATACTACAATTTCCTTTTTACTATTTAACATTTTGTCTTGATAAACTCTCATCTCACTCATTTTTATCAAACTCCTTCTTATATAATCTTTATTTACCTATCCATCTTGATAAGCATAACTAAAATTACATATAAAAAGGACTAGATATATTTCAACCTAATCCTAATAAGGACATAAAATTTTACTTTTAACTGCTTTTTATATTAATTTATTAACTTAAATATGATCAATACTTTCTCTAACGTCCTTTAAACAATCATCGAATCCTTCTTCGTAGCCCATCTCAATAGCATCAGAAATTGTATCTTTAATTAAATTATAGATATTTCCAACTAAGTATTTGTCTAAATCCAGTTCGTCAATGCTTGATAAAAGTTCTTCAAATAAAATCTCTGTTGTATCTTCTTCTTCAATTTCTTTTTCGTAATCTTCGTCGTCACTATATTCACAATTATCGCAGTCATAATTACATTCTTCTTCTGAATCATTTTCATATGTACATTCAACTAACATTACCATTCCAGAAAACTTCTTTATATCAATGCAATCAGCTAAATCGGAGTCTATAAAAACAATATCACTATCATCTTCTAATGTTTCTCCATCTTTACTGAAGACTTTTTCTATAAAATATTCTATTTCTCCATCTTCATAAATGTTTTTAGCAATTGCTAATATATCATTTTCTTCTATTAGATTTTCAACATAATCAAAATCAGCTTCACAGAATTGAACTCCATCTTCCATTAATTCTAAAACTGTTTCACCAATTTCTATGCCATCACCAATAAATACTGTACCTGATTCTTCTGAATTTAGTATCATTTCTTTAATTAATTCTTGCATTTTTTATTATCTCCCTCACTTATAATATTTAATTTATTTTATACTTGACTATCATCTTGAATATCTTGTTTAATTTTTGTGGCTTCTAAATTCATTCTACCTGTACTTTCATTAAGAATATATTGAAAAGCATCAGCATTATTTACTCCTACAGATACTAATCCGATAAATTGCCCACAAGCAAAACTAATATCTTTCAAACCTTTTTTAAATATATCTTCGTCTAATTCAAATCCATTTAACTCATCAGTATTGATTTCAATCCTAGGTGTTATTTCTTCTATAATATCTAAAACTTCATCTTTACTATAATATTCTTGTTCTTCCATAGGCTGATTTGGTTCTATTTCTTCAACTTTATTTAACTCTTCTTTACACATAATTCTCACCTATATCCTTTATATAATTATTTCATCAGCAACATTTAATTTTAAAGCAGTAGCACCATCCATATAAAAGTCTTTATTACTCTTTGTATAGCTATCAAATTGTTCTTTAGTTATACCTGTTTTCTCAGTTATTAAATCAACTATTAACTTGTACCATCTATCGCATTGCTCTCTATCATTTACAGTATCTTGATATGTCTCAGTACCGTATCTAAATCTATTCCATTGGTGTCACATTAAATCACTTCTCTTATATACAAATCTTTTAGATCCACATATAAATATTTTGAATGCCATTGAATAAGCATAGCTTGTACAATATGTATGAATTTCTATCCCTTTATTAATGTAATATTCCATTAGGTCACAAAAATGCATTCCATCAACTAAACTTCCTCCTGGAGAAGCTATGATTAATTTTATTGGTGTTCTATCTTCCTTGCTCAATGATAGTTGTTTAGTGGCAAGTTTCTTTAATTGTCTTGATAACATTATTATAAATTCAGTTGTAATTTCATCATCAATATATAGTGTATTATTATCTTTGTAATCTACTAATTTGATTTCTTCTAGCAATAAATTCCGTTGTTGATATACTTCTCCCATAACTTTTCACCATTAATCCTTTATTTTATTTTAATTGATTTGTAAATTTATATCTCTTATATATTCAACTCCATCATAGTTAACTAAAATTAGAGTTTGACTTGCATGTGTTGTACATTGAAGTTTGTCCACACTATATGGATTCATACCAAATAATGAACCTATAGTTGTTACGTACCCACCATTATTTTGTGAACTTACACCAAAATTATGATAATGTCCTCTTATTAACATAGCATACTTTATATTATTCATACTTGTTTCTGTGTCATAGAATTTCTTATCTTCTTTAGGACTTTTATCACCATGTTTAACTTTTATAACTCCAAAACCTAAGTCAAACTCTCCACAATCTTCTTTAAAATCAATATCACAAACGTTGACTCTATCATTCTTAGCTAAAGTAAACCACTTCTTTAAATTCTTAACTATGGTATAATTGTTGTTATCTCCTTCAATATTTCCATCTTTATAAGCTTGGTTTCCACGCTGATGGTTTCCACCTACTGAATATAAGTCTACATTTACCTTCATTTCTGATATACTTGTAATAAATCCATATAGCAATTCCTCAGCCATAACAATCTGTTCATTACTATTAAATTCACAACTATATGATTGATCTTGTCCACGCATATAAATTCCTTCAGTTAAATCTCCAGCTTGCACTACTATAACTTTAGATATATCATTTTTATGTATTTCTTTTTCTATTTCAGATAAGAATCTAGATAATCTCTTTTTAGCTATTTCATAATTATAACTATTTCCTCTATAATCCTTAATAATGTATCCTATATGCCAATCTGAAATGCAACAAATTAGTGTTTTTTCTGATTCATCTTCAATTCTTTTATAAGATAAAGGTAGAAAGTTTTCACATTCTCTATCAATATACTCATTTATGTAATTTGCAATTTCAATATTCTTTATAAAGTCTTTCTTTATTCTGTTAAGTTTATTAGTATCATTACGAATTAATTGCTTTTTAACATCTAACTCACCAATCAATTCAGTGACTTCGTCTATTTTATTTTTTACTGCTTTATCACCTTTTAAAGATTCCAAACATTCAGCACACGCAATTTCATAAATTTTATATATACCACGGAAATAACTCTCTTGGAAGTCAGTTCCAAGTTCTTGATTAATTACTTCTGCAATTTCTCTATTAATCATATTAAATTGTGTTTTGTTAGAATACATTCTATGTATATATTTTTCTCTTGACTCGATTTCCGATTTTAAATATCTTTCATCTTCCATAATAATTCTCCCTCATTATTATTTTACTTTCATAATTTGTTTTCTAAAGCTTTATAATATCTGTACTTTCTCCACATTTATTGCAATAAAAAATATATTCTTCATTTGTGCCTATCTTTTCAAAATCCTGCAAAGACACTTTTTCATCAATATCTATATTACTTTTGCAATTCTTACATTTAACATCTTTATACTTTTTGTGTTGTTTCTTTTTATCTTTATTACTCATTCTTCCATCTTCTTTTAACATCTCATATCTTCCCTTTACTCTTTAATTTTTAATTAATTTTAAATACATTAAAAGCTCATAACATCACATGCAATGAGTTTTATCATATATTTAATTTATTTCCTATTCATTTTACTATTTACATATTGCACATTTAAGTTTATAATATAAATTGGTATATTATACAATAAACTTATCTGGAACAATATTTAATCCCTATCCGTAATGTTCTATTCATCTAATCCCATAGGGTAAAACTCTTGTACTTCGAGTTTCATATAATCGGAAGCTTTTCCAGTTAACAAAGAACTATCGTAATTCATTAATCCTGTTGAAGGCTTTATTTGGAGGAGAGTGAGGGATTCTAACCCTCGATACGAATAAACGTATGCTGATTTAGCAAACCAGTGCATTCGGACACTCTGCCAACTCTCCGTGTAATGTGATATTATTATTTAACCTCCCATATATCACAAAAGGGAATACATCTTTTTTGTTAGAGCCATCATAACTCAATTCATTATTTGTGTGGATATATTCCAACCCAATATCTAATCATTCTAGAATGAACAATTAGTCACGATGGTACAGCTAGAATGCCTCCATCTATCAATACAATGTATTTTTGTCGCACATTGTGAAGCGTATTTGTATCATAGGTTTTTATTTTTCAAGATCAAATCTCTAGTTACACCTAAGTTTACCTAAAACTCTAAATAAGACTCCATATTTACCCGTAACAAGGCAAATACTTCATTGTCGTTCTCTCAACTTAAAGTATTGAGTATGAGGTAAGTATATTACCAACTAATAAAATTCACTGTTTGTAGTATTTAGTATGTTATTAGTAAATTTTTAGTATTGATTTCCTTATTCCCACTTGGGCAAAATTCTTCTTTGTCTGAGTTTCTAACTCACTTCAATATTTGTTGGGAATCTATACCTCGTTCTTTATAATCTTTGAATAACAGACTATGTATTACCCAATAGCCAAGCAAATCATGGTATTATTATTCCCCCACTAGGGAAAGGATCGTTATTCTTTTACTCCTTATAAAACAGTTCTTTTAATGAAAGGTCACGTCTATTTCTAGTACATGCCTTTGTTCACATTTTATTCTTCAGATGGTATATCATTATCCTTTTTAATTGTTACAGTTAGTCCGTCTTCTCCAATCCATTTTCTAATTTGATTTGTTAGATTGTATGTTTTAGAATCATCTTTTCCAACTTCTGTAATCTTAAATTCTCCATCTTCCTCAGTTATTACTGCTTTTGAAAAACTTACATTTTTAGTTTCTTTCATAATTATTTCTCCACCTTTTCGTTATTCTTTTTCTTTTCATTTAACATTTTAATTGGTTGGTTTTGTAAATTATTTAAGGACTGATAGTTAAATCCTGATAATGTACGCTTAGTTGAATTTTTCATTCTATTTCTCTCCTTATTTCTACATTAATTTGTTTATAAAATGAATTGTGAAGCAAATTTACTTACTCCTACAATTTTAGTTGTTTTATTTTTACTTTGTAGATATTCAGTTCCCTTTTCTTTCATTTCAATTTTTCCTTCTTCAGTACAATGGTGTATTAGAATCTTATTTGTGTTTATTTGACTCCAGTAGCTAAAAATTTCTTCTTGTTGAATGTGGCTCGAAAATGTTTTCTGAGTAAGAACATCACAACTTTTTATTAATGTACTTCCATCAATTTTAATAGGAGTGCCTATTGGTCTAGTAACTAATTCATGAGAAATTGAACCTTCAGCTCCGTAATATCCTACGAAACAAATTAGATCTCCTGTAACTCCCATAAAATTTTTAACATAGTCACAACTACGTGTTTTAGGTTGAACAAATCCACTAGAACTTATGTAAATTCCACATTCTCTTTTAGATAATATTCCCAAAGTACCTTTATATTCTTTATTATAACGAAAATTCTTCCAGTTTTTTATTCTCTCCCAGTCCTCAAATTCATCATATTTTAATATCTTGCTATAAGTATCACATATAGAATTAGTTAATCTTCCATCAATTGTTACTGGTATTTCATTAAACCATTCTTCATCTTTAAAAAACGAATTTATTAAAAATTGTAACTCTTGGGTACGCCCGAAAGAAAAGGAAGGAAAAAATACTCGGTGTCCACTTTTTAAATATTTAGTTAAAGTTTCTTTTAGTTCATTTCTTTCTTTTTCTACTAAATTTTTATCAAAGCACTTTTCAGAGTTTGAATAAGTTGCCTCAAAAACGTACATTGAAGCCTTAGGAATTATATCTCTTTTCTTTACAAATGGTTTATATTTTAAATTGTAATCTGATCCCAAATCGCTTGTGTAAACTAAGGATTTTATATTATTGTTAGGTAGTCTAAAAGTAAGTTTCAATTGAGTACCACCTAATACATGTCCAGAATTATAAAATTCATAACTTAACCAATCATCAAATTTATATACTTGATGTGTTTCAACTGTTTTTACCTTCTCTAACATCTTATACATATCTAATTCAGTATATAAGTTTTTAGGTCTTTTCCCTTTTGCTTTTAAACCTTTTATTAAACAATCATGTAAATACACACTATCTTTTAATAATTCTTTAGATATCATTAAACATTCTTCTGTTGTAATTATTTCACCTTTGAATATATCTTGTCCAAATATAGGTGTGTTCCCAATATGGTCTACTCAGACGTGGGAGTGCATTAAAAACACTCCCGAAATACCTCCTACTGGAATATTTTCAACCATTTTTTTATTCATTGAATATTCTATCTCTGGTTTTGATTCTCCTTGTATCATGCCACATTCTAGACAAACGCATTTATGTTTGTCATTTCCTATAGGATAGCTAATTAATAAAGCAGATCCACAAATATCGTCCCTACTTCCACCGACAAAACTTAAAATTATATCATTATCCTTATTCTTTTTGCTCATAAGTAAGTCTCCCTCTATTATATATTATGTCTATTGACAAAGTGAATAATAGTCAAAGAGAGACTTAATATAAGTAAAACTCAATTAAATCTCTTTTGATATATCCAATTTATTTAATTACTTAACCTTTGGTTCTACATATTTAACTTTAATAATTACTTCTTCATCTTTTAGCTTCTTTTCTATATGTAAATTACCAATTACTAATTTTTCACCAACTTTTAAGAAATCTGTATATTCTTTTATAACTGCATTTAATTCTGCACCTCGAGCTTCTTCATTGGCTTTAGCGACTCTTGATCTTTCAGCTTTTGACTTAAATTCTCCTTGTGCGAACAACTCTTCTTTTCTATCTTTATTTAATAACATAATATTTCTCCTCTTTCTCTCTGTTTTAATTTAATTTATTTATAACCCTTTAATTAGGGATATTTACTATTTGTTTATACATTAATTTGTCATTTAAAAGTTATATTTTATATACTTTTGCTTTCAGTAACCCACTTATTATCAATTTTTCTAGCATGAATTTCATAATTATACTTCCCAATCTTCATAGGAATAGTTAATCTATCTTCTTCTATAATATAATCATTACTCAGCTCAATTTTTATAGTAGGTACTTCTTTTTCTACTTTAAATGTTCTATGATTTCTTATTTCATCACCTTTTTGTTCCCAAGTGGCAATATATTCATTATCGCCTTTTTCTATTTCTCTACCCTCGTAATAATGAGAACTCTTTTCTATCCAAGTTTCTCTAGGTATATTAGCTAATTCCTTTTGTTTCAAAGAAGTTACATCTGCTAAAGCTCTAATTAGATTCTTATAAGTACCAAAATCCTTATTATCTCTTGAATGTTTGATCTTTTGTAGTAATTCATTTTCTTCGGTTATCAGTGATTCAATTAAAGAATCTCTATTTTGTTCAATTGTTTTATTATCCATTTCTATTCCTCCTTGCGTAATCAGTTCGCAACCCTATAATTTATTTAAAACAACAATTAAGTTGAATTAATCTTATTAAATCTGTATTTCTTTATACATTAATTTATTACAAACTCATATTACTCCTACTTATTTCTTTCTCCAACAAGGCAAGAATACCTGTTTGTACCTTGCCAATGTCAGGAGAGAGATTAAAATATTAATAAAGGGAGTTATGAAAAATGAATTAATGAAAGGTATTTCGCCCACTTAAGGGCGTTGGTATAATAAACTCAAAATTGAGCAATACTATCTTTTTATTTTATTTTAATTTGTTTTATTTTTTATGTAGGGCAAATATGCT